AGAGTTCTTTTCCCCCCTCGATGATGCGCTCCGCAATGCGTTCATCGAGGGGGGGCGGAATGCCATGATCGAACTGCCGCCCATTGTTGCTGCCAACGGCGTTGGACTTGCGATCCGCTTCGATGGGCGCAATCTGCGGGGCGAGAACTGGTTGCGGGACTTGAGCTCAACCCGCATCACGGAGATACTGGTCGACCAACAAATGTCTGTGCGCACTGTCCTCCGCGAGGGGTTGCGTCTGGGGCAGAATCCGCGCTCAACAGCCCTGGGCATCGTCGGTCGTATCAACAGAGTCACGGGCAGGCGGGAGGGGGGTATCCTGGGGCTGACCAGTCAGCAGACCGGGTTCGTGATGCGCGCGAAGGAGGATCTTCTGAGCGGCGAACCTGTTCGCATGGCGCAGTACCTCAAGCGTACGCGACGCGACGCCCGCCTGGATGGGATCGTCAACCGGGCCATCAAGGACGGCAAGCCCGTCAGCGCTGCCGATGCTGACCGGATTGCGATGCGGTACTCTGACCGTCTCCTAAAGCTGCGCGGCGACAACATCGCGCGCACAGAGACTCTCTCCGCGATGCATGGCGGTCAGGAGGAGGCGCTGCGTCAGCTGACGGACACGGGCGGGGTCCAGCCAGAGCAGGTGCGGCGGACCTGGCGGACTGCGTCGGATGCGCGAGTCCGCGATTCGCACGCGGGCATCGATGGCGAGACCGTGGGGCTGGACGAGATGTTTTCGATCGGGCTACGCTTCCCGGGCGATCCTTTGGGCCCGCCCGAGGAGATCATCAACTGCCGGTGCTGGGTTGAGACCCGCATCGACTACCTCGGGAACAAGCCGCCCGCGGGCACGCCCCGCCCAGCGCCCGGTGGAGGGTAGTTATGGCCAGCTTCACAGCGCAGATCGACGCGTGGACGAGGAAGTCTGAGGCGCGCGTGGAGGCTGTTTTCAAGCAGTCGGCGCAGGAAGTGTTCTCCGTCGCTCAGCGCCCGGTTGCAGCTGGGGGAAACATGCCCGTTGACACTGGTACCCTGCGGTCCTCCTTGCTTACGGGCCGTGATGGTGGCGCGATCTTCGAGGGAGCTGATAGTTACGTGCTCGCGATTGCCGGTGTGCCGCTCGGCGGCAGGGTTCTTGGGGTCTGGACAGCCAACTACGCTTCCGCCGTGCACTTCGGCGCACGCGGCCGGAGAGGGCGTATGTGGGTCGATCTTGCCGCCCAGCAGTGGCAGGACATTGTTACGCGCAACGCGCGCGAGGCGGCAGCGAGGGGCGTCCTGTGACCGTTACGGGCATCGAAGCGGGGATCCTGGATGCACTGCTTGATCGTGTGCGCACGTTCGCGACGACGCTGCCCATCGCGTGGCCGGATGTTGCGTTCACGCCGGTCGACAGCTACCTGGAAGTTGCGGTCATACCAAGCACGGTTGATCAGGTCTCTCTCGGGTCGGATGGGTACAACCGCCATCGGGGGCTGCTGCAAATCGACGTGGTGCAGCGCAGCGGCGGAGGGATCATCGCTCCGGCTGAAATCGCCTCCCAGTTGGTGGCACACTTCAAGCGAGGCACGGCCATTACAAGAAATGGGCTCACGGTACGGACCAGCCCACCGCGTACCGCTCAATCGATCCCGGACGACGGGTGGACCCGGCTTCCCGTGATTGTGCCTTGGTTCGTCGATACTCTCAACCCAGCCTGAGGAGGCAAGCACTATGGCATTCGCACAAGGTTCCCGGCACGAGATGGCTTTTGGGACGGAGGTCACCTTCGGGGTCACCCCCGGCGGCCCGACCACGACGCTTCTCCGCAATACGGGCACGACGCTTGGACTCAGCAAGGAGAGCTTCACCAGTGCGGAGATCCGCGCCGACAGGCAGATCGAATTCTCGCGCCACGGCAACAAGCAGGTCGGCGGCGACATCAACTTCGAGCTTGCGTACGGCAATGTGGACACGCTGCTCGAGAGCCTGATGTTCTCGGCATGGGTTGCGACAAACGGCACGGCGGCCGGCGCGACGACCGATGCCGCGGGCTATGCGATCGGTGCCACGGCGATTACCCTCGCCGTTGCCGGAACGGGCACCATCCTTGATAACGACACGATCACGTTTGCGGGCGACACTACGCCCTACAAGGTGGCTGTTGGTGATACAGACGTCGCGAACGGCGGGACCATCACGCTTCAGACGCCGGGCCTGCTCCAAGCCATTCCGGCGTCGGCGACGGCCATCACGGTGAAGACCTCGGGCGTTCTGAAAGCGGGGGTCACGCAAAAGTCACTCTTCATCGAGCGACGGTTCACCGACATCGCGCAGTTCATGCTCTACAACGGGTGCGTTGCGAACACCATGAACCTGCCCATCGCCGCCGGGCAGCCGCTGACTGGCTCGATCGGCGTGGTCGGGTCGAAGCTGACCACCTCCGGTTTGCAGGTTGCGGCTCCTGGCGCCGCGCCGACCGGAGACCCGTTCACGGCCTTCGAGGGCGTCCTGCTCGAGGGTGGATCGCAGATTGCCACGATCACTGCGCTGGCGCTTAACCTGACCAACGGTGTCGAGGCCAACTTCGTCGTGGGCAGCGATGAGACACCGCAGCTGTCCGTCGGCCGGTCGAACCTCACGGGGACGATCACAGCTTTCTTCGAGGACCTCGCTCTTCTGAACAAGTTCATCAACGAGACGGAGAGCTCCCTTAAGGTCACCCTGACCAGTGCGGCAGGTGCGGTGCTCGACCTGAATGTTCCACGACTGAAGTACAACGGCGGCGACAACCCAGTCAGCGGCGAGCAGTCGTTGCAGATCAACATGCCGTTCCAAGCGCTCTACAACGCCGCCGACCTCTCCAACATCGTTTTCACAAGGACCGCGGCATGACCAGGAATACAAGTAGCTTTGATCTTTCCGCGTTCGACTCGTCAACGCAGCGCCAGGACGAAGGCATCGACGTCGAGATTCGGCACCCCGCCTCGGGCGACAAGGTGGGTGTTACCATTCGCGTGGCCGGTCCCGACAGCGCCGCCGCCAAGAAGGCTGACCGGCTCATGGTCAATCGCCGGCTGAAGTCGCGGCGAACCGGCACGCTGAATGCGGAGGAGCTTCATGAGGAGACCCTGCTGAAGCTGGCGCACTGCACACTGGACTGGAGCGGGATGGTCGACAAGGGCAAACCATTGGAGCTGACCATCGACAACGCGGTTCTGGTTTACCGCCGCGCGCCTTGGATCATGGAGCAGGTTGCCGAGGTCGCCGGGGATCGCTCGCGTTTTTTCGAGAGCTGACCGAGTTGCTGTGCGAGAGGCTCCGGGCAACCCTGGATCTTGATACGCCCGGGGAGGATGGCATCCCCCGCCGCGTGCATCTGGAGCAAGCTCGCGTACCGTACGAGGAGCCCCCGCTACCTGCGGCGGGGGAGCACATATGGGGCTGGTTCCTCGATCTGCAACAGGCGGATTTTCTGACCTACAGTGAGCTTGCCGCCTGGATGCGGATCGAAGGGATTCAACCTCTGCCCGAGGAGATAGCGGCTCTTAGGGCGCTGTTCCGGACGCGAAGGGAAGCCAACAATGGCGGTTGATATTGCCCAGCTAGGTATCGAGGTTGACAGCAACCAGGTAAGGACCGCATCGGACAGGCTGGATGGACTTAGGCGCAGCGCGGGGCCGGCGGAAAAAAGCGTTCGCGATGTTGGCCGCGCCGGGGAAATTGCGTCCGGCGGCATGGGACGGCTGCAGAAGGGCATTCTTGCCGCAGCCGCTGCCGCGACTACGCTGATTGTAGCCTTCGCCTCGGCGAATGGCCTGAGCCGCTTCATCAAGAACACCATCCAGGCCGATGCCGTTCAGGCCCAGCTTGCCGCGGCCATCAAGTCGACCGGCGGTGCCGCGAACCAGACGCAGGCCGCCCTGAACGCCCACGCGGCTGCCCTGCAGAAGGTGACGAACTTCGGTGACGAAACCATCAATTCCGCCCAAGGCCTTCTTCTTACATTCACGCGCATTAGCGGGGACATTTTTCCAAAGGCGACGACTGCGGTGCTGAACGTCGCGACGGCCATGCAGACGGATCTGAAGTCTGCGGCGATCCAGGTTGGCAAGGCGCTGAATGACCCCGTGCTTGGGCTGACCACTCTCAGCAGATCGGGCATCACGTTCAGCGAGACGCAGAAAGAGCTGGTGAAACAGCTCGTCGAGACTGGGCAGACGGTCAAGGCGCAGGAAGTGATCCTCGCGGAACTTGAAACGCAGTTCGGCGGATCGGCGGCCGCCGCGCGCACGACGCTGGGCGGTGCTCTTACTTCGCTTGGCAATGCATTCGGGGACCTGTTCGAGCTTTCGTCCAGAGCCTCGGAGCCGCTGCGGCTGGCTATCGAAGGGCTCATTGTCGCTATCCAGAATCCGGCGTTCGTGGACTTCGTGCAGACCATCGGGACTGGACTGTTCAAGGCTGCCACCTCAGCCGTTAACGTGCTCGCGTTGCTGTCCAACAATCTTGACGTTCTGGGACAGACACTCGCCGTGCTGGCCGCTACGCAGCTACCTCGCGTGGCCGTGGGCCTGGGTGCCGCAACAGCGGGTGCCGGCGCGCTGCGCGTTGCGCTCGCGGCGCTGGGAGGTCCGCTGGGGCTGATTGCTGGTGGCCTGGCACTGGTGTTCGCGAATGCTGACAAGTTGGATGCACTGTCTTCCGATCTGTTCGGCGGGTCTATCGGCCCAGCGCGGCGTCTCGCGGCGGCGACCGACGAGATCGTCAAATCAATGGGCGACGAGATCACGCAAGTACAAATACTGTCCGGCGTGCTCAACTCCGGCACGGCGGTATCGGTCGAGGCAGCGAATCAGAAGCTGATCGAGGCAAAGAGTCGGTTTGAGAACGTGAAGGCAGCGGTCGCGGAGCAACGCGCACTGGCGTTGAGCAGTGAGTCTTACGCTCAGTTGACTACGAAGATCCGGCAGGCACAGGGTGTAGTCGACTCGCAGGGGTTCTCTGGCATAGACGCAGCCGTCCCTCGGCGGGCAGAAGCCTTCGAAAACGCACAGCAGGCCTTGGCCGACTTGATTGCTGCGCGCCAAGCGCTCCTCGAAGGCGACAAGGCACTAAACGACGCCGCTGCGACTGCAGAGCAGAATGTGGCGCTGCTGGACAAGGCGATTGCTGCGGCTAAGGGCGGTCTGGTGACTTTTGGCGAGGCGCTGGTGCTCCCCACGACCAAGACCAACGAGTTGAGCCAGTCGCAGCAGGAAGCCGTTGACAAGGTTCGTGAAGTGATCGCCGCGCTGCGCGAGGAGGTCGACACGTTCGACCTCACGAACCTGGAGCTTGAGAAGCACAACCGCCTGACGGAGGCAGGTGTGGCCGCCGGATCGGAGCAGGGCAGGGTTATCGCGGAGTTGGTCGAGCAGTTGGAGGCGAAGCGCCGCGCACAACAGGCCGACGATGTGATTCAATCTCTGCGCGAGGAGATCGACCTGCTGCTGCTCACGAACCAGGAGCGCGAGCGGTACAACATTCTGCGCGAGGCGGGTGCCGCCGCGGGCTCGGCCGAGGAAGCCGAGATCATACGCCTGGACGAGCTGCGCACGAAGATCGAGGGGACTCAGCGCGTCACCGAGGAACTGCGCGATGCCTCGCGCGAGGTCTTCGATGGCATAATTCGCGACATACAGAACGGAGCGAGCGCGACGGACATCCTGCTCGGGGCGCTTGAGAGCATACTCCAGAAGTTCCTGGACATCGCGGCCGTGAGCGGGAGCGGCGGCGGTGGCGGCGGGGGCCTGTTTGGCAGTCTGTTCCAGGGGCTGATCGGCGTCTTGAGTGGCAGTGCCGCGCCCACATCGTCTCCGCTCCCGGTCCCGCGCCCTTCCGCCTTGGGCAACGTGTTCTCGGACGGTAACATCGTTCCTTTCGCGCGTGGCGGCGTGGTAAGAGAGCCGACGATCTTTCCCTTCGCCAACGGCATCGGCCTCATGAGTGAGAAGGAGCCCGAAGCCATCATGCCGTTGAGACGGACGAGCAGCGGGCGCCTTGGTGTCGAGGTTGCTGGCGGGGGCGGTGTTGGCGGCGGGGGATCCGGCCAGAACACCTTCTTCATAGACGCGCGCGGCACGGACAGCGCCGCCATCGCTCGACTTGAGAAGGCACTGAACGACAGCGTTGGGCCGGGTAAGGTCGAGCGGCGGGCAGTGGCGGCGGTCGTCGAGACCCGCCGCCGGAAGCCCAGCATCTTCGGTAGGGGTTGACGAATGCCTTCCTTCCCCCTCGTGTCTCCCGAGACGTTCGGGGTTGCCTCGCTCGAATGGCGTGTGGTCGACACTACCTCGCGCGCCCGCAACCCCTGGACGCTGAACCTGATCACGCAGGTGTTCGACGGACGGATGTGGGCGGGCTCGCTTGCCCTCCGGTCCAGGAACGAGGCGGAGGGGCGCGCGCTGGCCGCCTGGCTTGCGGCTCTCCGTCGGCCGGGGACCAATGCCGGAACCTTTCTGCTCGGCGATCCCGCGGCGCCCTTGGCGCTTGGCTCGGCCAGAACAACGCCGGGCACGCCTGTCGTTGCAGGCGCGGGGCAGACGGGCGAGGCGCTGAATGTCTCGGGACTACCCTTGAGTGCAAGCGGATACCTTCTGGCCGGCGACTACATTCAGATCGGGAGCGGCATCACCTCGCGCCTTCTGATGGTACTGGACAATGTGAATTCTGATGGTGCTGGGCTTGCAACAATCAACACGTGGCCGGGAATTCGCACAGCACCCTCGAACGGCTCTGCCCTGGTAGTCAGTTCCCCCAAGGGGTTGTTCATCTCGCCGCAGGCTGTGGGGTTCTGGCAGGTCAACTCCCCGGTGATCTATGACGGCGTGACTATCGAGGTCGCGGAGGTGGTGCCATGAGCCGGGTTCTTACCGCATCGGAGGAGGCACGACTCCTTGAGGCGCAGACAGGGCCGCGATACTTCGTCGAGATGGTGTTCGACAGCGGGACTGTTCGTCTGTGGGATGGGCTTGGGGACAAGACCTTCGATGGCAACACGTATGTCGGCTCGGGGCGTCTCGGGACCGTAGAACCGATACCGGAAGAGTCGGATGTTGTCGCCTCGGGTGTGCGTCTGAAGCTGATCGTGATCCCAACTACAGAGTTCCCGAACGCAGTCGACGACTTCATTACGATCGCCTACGGCGAGGAGTTCCAGGGCCGGGCGTGCACTGTCTGGCGGGTGGAGCTTGACGATGCCGGGGCAATAATCCCGGATGGCATAGTCCGGTTCCGTGGCCGCATGGACATGATGCACGACACCGAGATTCCCGGCGCGCTGGTCGTGACCGTCACGGCCGAGAACCGGCTGATCGATCTGGAATACGTGTCCCGGAAGACTTATACGCCTGAGGACTGGAAGCGGGTCAACCCGAACAATACCTTCTTCGATTATGTCGCCTCAATCCAGAACCGCGAAATTCAACTGAGCGAGGAGGGATGAGACGCGTCAGAAACTGGGACTCTGCGCTTGCCGCGTATTTCGCCGCTCGCCAGAACATGCCCTTCCAGTATGGCCGGAACGATTGCTGCGCGTTCGCGAACGCGGGTCTGCAGGCGCAGGGTTGCTCGGACCTGATGCGGGGGATCCGGGCATATAAAAGCGCTCGTGGCGCCATGGCCGCGATGGCGAGAGTTGGCGGGCTTGAAGCTGCCGTCCAGGAAAGGCTGGAGAAGGCGGGGTTACGCTCGTGCGACGTCAGGTTCGCCGGACGCGGATGCCCGGTGCTGGCCGAGATTGAGACGCCTGAGGGCAGGGCGGTCGCAGCCGGCCTTGTCGGGCTTGATGGCGTGAGCGCGTTGTTTCCCGGGATGCAGGGTCTGGTGCGCTACCCGCGCCCCCATTGGCTTCATGCGTGGGCGTTTGACTGATGCCGCCGGCCGTACCCATCGTTGCGGCTGGCGCGCTTGCGGGAACCTCAGCCGCACTGGCGGGCACGACCATTCTCGGGCTGACCGTTCTCCAGTCGGCGATCGTCATCGGCGTGGCCAGTGCGGCACTTAATGCAGTGCAGACCGTACTGCTGGCGCCGTCAACCCCAAGCCAGAAGCGGACGACCACTCTTCGCCAGGCCATTACGAACCAGCGGCTGCCCTTCGGTGAGCAGGTTGCGGCGGGCGTCTTGACGTTTTTCGAGACGACCGACGACAACCGGTTCCACCACATGGTGATCGTCCTCGGGAATGCGCCACGCGCCTGGCACTCGATCCCGATTGTATGGTTCGACGACGAGCCGATCTTCGAGAGCGAAATCAATGCTGGCAGCAACGGCGAGGTCACCTCTGGCAAGTACCGCCCGGACGCTTCCCCCGACGTATGGATCCGGAAGCACCTCGGCGGGCCCACCGACACCCCGGACGCGAAGCTGCTGAACGACGTCTCCTATCTGGACAGCAACTTCGCCGGTCACGGGATCGCCTATCTGGTGATCACGTTCAACTGGCGAGCGAAGCTGTTCCCGAACGGCATCCCCAACATACGTGTTCTGGCGCGGACGAACAGCGTCCTCGACACGCGGGACAGTACCTTCAAGTTCACGGGCAACTCGGCCCTTGTTCTTCGCCAGTTTCTGCTTGAGCCGGACGTTGGCGGGCGCTTCGCCGCAACAGACATGGATGATAATCAGTCCAACGCAGCTGCGAACATCTGCGACGAGATCGTGGACGTTCGGCCTGTCGGCCATGCTGTTCGATCGGTTGACGCCGCAAGCAATGAGTTGCGTCTTGCGCAGGCAAGCTCAGGGGCTCCACTACGGATCGAGACCGGCGATCGAGTCGAGTTGTTCACGGATGGCACCGCCCCGGCGGGCTTGGCTACGGGAACGCCCTACTACGCGATCGTTGACCGGATTGTGGGCGCGAACTGGAAGCCCAGCAGCGGGGTCACGATCAATCTTAGCGCGGGGAGCTACACGGGGGCCGCGGCCACGGCGATCACAGCGGGAGACGTTGACGCGGAACACGGAAGCGGGATTGCCGCGGCCATTCGATTGGCCGCCTCGCTGGAGAACGCCATCGCGCGAACCGCTATCGACGTCACCGGCGCTGGGACCGGCCAGCATGTGATCATCCGGACGGGCGAGCCACGCTACCATGCCTCCGGGGTGCACGACGATGGTGTGGAAAAGAGCTCGGCAATCCTGGGCATCTTGTCGTCGATGGCGGGCAGGCTTGTGTGGGCGGGCGGGGACTTTCTGATCAAGCCTGGTGCGTACGAGACGCCCATGCCGGAGACTTTCAGCGAGGAGGACCTGTTCGGACCGATAGATGTTGAGACGCGCCACTCTCGCCGCACCCGGTTCAACGCGGTTCGCGGGATATTCTCGCCTTTGCTTACCTTGGGCGAGGAGACCGATTATCCGCCCGTGGTTGACTCAACCTTCATCGCGAACGACGGCGGGGACGTTCTCTGGCGTGGGCCTCTCGACCTGCCTTGGACGTCACGATCCTCAACCGCGCAGAGGCTGGCGAAGATCGAGCTGTCGCGCCACCGGCGGGAGAAGCGGATGCAACTTCAGGTCGGCCCGAAGGGCTTCCGCGCGATACCGACATCGGTCGTCAAGGTCAGCAATACGCGCCGGGGCTGGGCCGACAAGACTTTCGAAGTCATTCGGATGGAGGACTCCGAGATAGACTCGGACACGGGCGGACCGGCTCTGCGCGGCGTTACCCTGTCCCTGGCGGAG